AAATAATTACTTTTTTTGAAAACAAAAAAATAGGATACACAAAGTACCCTAATTCAATAAATCTTTTATTTTGTTATACATTCTATTTTCAAAATGTTCAAAATGTGTTTCTACACTTCTTTCTGCTGTTATATACAGAGATTTATCGTTTTTCCCGTGTTCTTTTAAATCTTCGAGTAAAACTATTATAAGATTTTTGGTTTCTATAAGTTCCTCATCCAAAATACTCATAAATACTTTTAATACAGCTTTGTCAATAATATCTCTTAAATCCGAATATATTTCATGCTTCTTCTCCTCAATTTTAAGATCTATCTCTTTTAAAATAATTACCCAGTTAAGACTGATATTATTGTCTATTATATACTGTATTATTCTTTTTTGCAAACTCCATCTTAGTCCCTGACTTGTAAAATTTAATACCATTTCAAGACCTTTCCCCCTCATAGTATTCATGTTCATACTCTGCATAAATTTCTTCATTTCTTTCTGTGTTTCAAGAGCTTCTTTCATGAAAGGAACTACAGAACGGTAAAGTATAATTATTGTCAGACACATGAATACTATTGAAATCCCATGGTTTTCTATGTACAATATAAGCTCCTTTAACTGCATTGCTATTCCTACTTTCTACCAAAATAATAAACGAACCCAGCTCTGGCAAGCAATTCTCTGTCTCCTCTGAAATTATCACGGTAATTTATATCAGCATATATATTACTTCGACTGTAGTCACGCTTATAATCAATCACATTGAAGTTCAGTTTATTATTGTCAGTAGCAGAGAGTTTTCCACTCTCCACTACTTTTCCAATCACTTTGTCAATTGCTTTTTCCGTTGCCTGTTCAGTTACTTTTTCTATTTTCTCTCCGACAGTAGCTCTTATTCTTCTTCCACTGCTGTCGGCTTCACTAAACCCTCTTGCTTGTCCTCGTTCAGTTTTCTTTCAATCTCTCTAGCAATAGCATTTTCATCTATCAATCTGTCTATTGTAGGTCTTTGTTTTTCAGGAAACATTTTTAGAACTCTATTTTGAACAGTTAGAACAGCCTGAACTAGTCTTTCATGATTTGACTTTACGCCTTTTAGCATATCACCATAAGCTATTCCCTGAGGAATAAACCTAAGTACATATTTAGATATTTTTCTTTTAAGCAAATACTTATGCCCATTAATTACAATTAAAGATAATCCTTTTGCTATCAGTCCAGCTAATGCTACCGCCACTAAATTTGTTAAATTTGCTCCAAATTGATTTAATACATTTGTTAGTATGTTCATTTTACATCACTCCTTCAAAATATTCTTTTATAGATTTTTTTATCGCTTCCACATATTCCCGTTTTTTCTCTTTACCAATTCTTAAATCTCCATCATTGTCTATAAAAAATGGCTCAATAATATTACAAGGTGCATTTGTCTTATAAAGCAAATAACTTCCCCTTGTTTCCATATCTTTGAATTTAATAGGATTCCGTTTCTTAATTTCATTTGTAACTCTTGGTTTCGCTCCTCTGTTGTGGATTCCAAAAGTTTCAGAAATATTTTTGCTTAATATTTCTGCCAATTTTTTAGATTTTTCACTTGAATGCCAGTAAAGTGCCTCTGTTCCTGAAGCAATTCCATCAAATGAATTACAATGCAGTGATAAAATCAAGTCTGATTTGTAGCCGTTGACTATCCCAATATTTTCAACCTTGTTATATCCCCTGTTATATTTTACGACTTCATACTCATTTTTTAATGTTTCCATAAGCATATCAGCAAGTTCGGTATTATAAGCAAGCTCAGTCTCTTTTGTATGAGGGTTAATTGCTCCGCAATCGTTTCCGCCGTGTCCAATTATTATACAAAGTTTTTTCATCTTACACCATCTCCTTTAAGTATTTTTCTTTTTTATCAACACGATTTAGCCATCCTTTTAAAAAATCTTTTTGTGTTGGATTGTATTCCACAACAGAGTGATAAAATTTTCTTTGTAAATTATGATAATTTTTTAAAAATTCTTCAGATTTTCCCTGCTCTTCTACTTCATTTAAAGCTTTTATAGTTTTGCTTCCAAAAATACCATCTACAACTAGATCATAACCAAAAAATTTATTTAATGTTACTTGTGCCTTTTTAGTTGCCCATTTTCCCGAGTTAAAACTCCAGTCACATATTGAAAGTGCAACCTTATCATTTCTTACTTCATTCAAACAATTTTTTAGATAATAATCCTTTTCCAGTATTCTTTTTGCAAAATCTTGTGTTAAATTTTTCATAGAGCCGTTGTATCCATTTTTTCTTGCCTCCTCTTTTGTAACACCCCAAGTTGTTTCTCCGCCTTTGTCGTTTTTATCATTACTGTATCCACCTTCGACAAATAGCATGTAACTAAAAATTTTATCGAATCTTGTACCCATTTACACCACTCCCTTTCCTAGTTTTTGAAAAAATCATTAACATCAAGTGACATTAGTTGCTCAATCGTGTATCTTTCGATTCCAACTACAGCCATTTGTTCAGCTATATCTGCAATTTGAATGAGATCCTGTATTTTTTTAGATAAAACTTTTAATTCTGCTTTACCTAATTCAATAAATTCTACTAAACCTTTTTCATTTTTTGCCTTTACTTTTTCTATTTTTTCCTGTTCCAGCACCCACATAAGCGATATTTTAAGCGACAATCTATTTCTATTTTTTTCGCTATTTTCAAATGTGTATTTCTTCCCTGCTTTTTCAATTTCTATTGTCTGATTTAAATAATTAGACTTTGCTTCTGCCAAGTCTTGCAATAATTTGTCTTTAAGTTCCTTTTTCCTTTCGTCCATTAAAGTGTTATCCACTTTCCATTTTTTACTTTCTTTATGCCAGACACTCCAGTCGTTCGGCTTTGCAACTCTCTTGACAGATTTAGTTTTTTCGTCTAAATACTCTCCGTCCGCTAAAAAGAGTTTTCCAGCAACAATTTGTTCGTACTCTGTCATTTCTCTTAATTCTCCTGTTTCTGTGTCGAAAACAGGATTTATAAGATATGATGCTGAAAAAGTCATTGTTTCCGAATTCCAATCCGGAAAAAACAAGTTAGGATTTTCTTTAAATTTTTCAACTCCTAAAGTCATTGGCTGCGCTATTAACTCTAAAGAGTTTTTATCGTATATATTTATTATCATTTTCCCTCCTATTTTTTATTATTTAGTCAAATAAGTAACGTTAAAATACAACGCTCCCTTAATTGACTGGTGTCCTCTATAAATCACACGACCGTCAGTTTCGATTTGAACACCAGCATTTTCTGTCGTACCCAGTTGTCCGAGCGGGGCAACTGTATAATGCAAAGGTCTGAATTTTTCGGGAAGATTAAAAAGTACAGTCCCTGCGGTAACGCCTTTCCAAGCGTCGTTGCTGTCCATGGATAAAATGCACAAACGACCGATTTTAAATACTTTGGCTTGGGTCAAGTGTCCAAATATTACGTGAGTTTCAATATTATATAAATTTTCCAATTTGTCTGAAAGCGGTTTGTTGCTGATAGCCCTAAATTTAGAGCTTTCGTTATAAGTCAGGTTAGTATTTTCTATACACTCGTAATAAAATTTAGTCACACTATCAAAGTAAAATTTCCCTTTAACTTTGTTACCGGTATCTTGAATGTTTCCACCAAATTCTATCCCTAGAATTTCGGCTAATCGATTGCCTTCTAGAGATGTTCCTAATGTTGTGCCGTATTCCGTAATATTTGTTACAATAAATTGAGTTCCGTTAAATACCAACTCATAAGTTTTGTTAGTTTTAAAATCCTCTGCCTCTATTTGTTTTAAAGTTCCGTTGTATTCTTTCAACAATGTGTAATCGATATTATTTAGTCTTAATTTTGTTGTTGCATTTGTGTTTTTAGCATCAACATTGACTCTTAATTTTAAATCATTATTTAATCCAAATTCTGTTAAACCATCCAAATTACAAACATAATAATCTATATTTAAGTTTGTTGTTTTGTTCGCTTGTAAAGTATGTACACTTCCAAGCTGCAATCCGTTATATATTTCTTCAGTTTCAGGAGTTCCGTTTTCTCTTATAGTTCCAAAATCTGGAATTATGTTTTTAATCTTAGTATCTCCTCTATTTGTATCTTCCACTTTATAATGAGTCGGAAACTCAACCTGTTGTGCCTTGAATTTTGTCAATTTAGCCATTATTACCTCCTATTTTAAATTGATTATATTTTCCTCTCCTATATCAATTTGTCCTAAATTATTTCGTCCAAACCGTCCAAATCTTGAATATGCAAAATTGCAAACTGGATTTCTTTTGACTTCATTTTTAATTACACTTTGTCCTAAAGTTTTACTTCCAAATCTCATTCCGACTACATAATTATCCAAACATTTATGTGTATTTACCTTTACTCCTCCGCCTACAATATCATTCAAATCTAATTCATCAATTAAAGAATAATCATAATCTTTGTTGCTTATAAATTTAACATCGTATTGTGCTGGTTCATTGTTTTTATTTAATTCAATTACTGGAGTTAAGCCTGTGAACATTTCTCCAATATTGCTTATTGTTTCCAAGTTCGGAATTAATTTATACTTTCTCATAGCCAATTTGATTCTGTTCCTGTACCTGTCGTCGGCTTGTCCATTCCTAGAAACGTCAAATTTTTCTCCCAAATCATCAAGAAATTCTCCGTTTGCATAGTCTATTAAGTGTTGTTTTTCAATCGAATTATAAACCTTGTCAACTTCGTCAAATAATTTGGATATTGCCATATAAAGAGATTTTACATTTTGGTTTTTTTTTAGCCACCACGGACACTTTGATATCAAATAATCAAAATTACTCTGCATATTCCGCCACCTCGTTAAATCTTAACTTCAATACCTTTTCAAAAACTATTCCAGGAGTTTCTTTGAATTTAAAAGTAATATCTACATTCAATAATTTATCGGCTGAATACACTGTTCTTATAAATTCACTTTCACATTTATAACTTGTAATATATTCCCCTACTTTTACAGATTTGATATATTCTTTTACAATGTTTCTCAAATTTTCTTCAAGAATATTTACCCCATCAGCTTTTTGGAATTCGATTTTCACTTGCACTTCCCTCTTTTTGGGTCTGTAAAATCTGATTTCCCTGTCTATTCCTTGATTATCTTTGACGGTTACAATTGTGTCACCATTCATTTGAATAGCCTGATCTTTTTTCTTCCATATAGCGTTCGCTATATCTTCGTTTCTTCCGCCGTCTACTATTAAAACAATTGATTTTGGTTCTAATCCCTTGCTGTCAACTTGCATTGTTTTATTTTCATCAGCATAAACAGATTTTACTCCTTCCTGTTTTAACACTTCCGCTCTAATTCCGTCCAAATTCCATTCGCTTTCGTTACGGCTTAAAAACCAACGCTCTATATAATCATTGTCACTTTCCTGTTCTTGCCCTCCAGCCGCAATTTCATTTTGTTTAAAATCGTATACGCCGTTCACAACTTTAACTAATTTAATAATGCTTCCGATTTCCTTATTTCCTTGTTCTCCTGCTGTATCACAAGTGAATTCAAAAGTAGTCTTATTATTTAATGTTCCGTTTTCAGAAAGTGTATATCTAGTTCCATCGTTTGCTTCAACAATTACATCTCCTGTTTCAAGTGTTACATTTACTCCCCCTATCAGTTCAATTTTTACAGTCGCTTGACTTTCTTGCTTTCTTTTAAAGAAAAACGGACTATTTGCTAAATGTTCATCTATTTCTATACCTTCACAGTTCAGCAAATTCATCTTTTCCGCCTGTATCTGCTGTCTTTCCATTTTCTCCCTTAGAAGCCTTGCCACAGGATACATAAGCATATACCAAGCACTCCGCTTATCGTTAGAGAAGTCATCTTTTATCAATGTTTTTAATTCATTGTTCAAAATATTCATATTATCCTGTACTGTATTTACTGTTATTCTCGCCAACCAATCCCAACTCCTTTCATCAATGCCAATTCACTATTGTTAAAGATAAGTCCAATATTCACTTTCAAATGTCGGTTTTCATATTCGTAAACTTCAACATAACATCTACTTAAATAATCCCTAAAATTATTCATTATTTTATTTCTGATATGTTCCAGCACTTCGTTTTCATTCCCATGTGTGCCAAATAATTTCTCAAAATTCAGTCCATATTTTATATCGTATTCAAGTTCTCCCTCACGAATATGTAGCATCAAAACAATTTGTTGTATAACTTCAAAATATTTTTCCTTTGCTCCAAAAAATTGTATATCTCCCTTTTCAACATACAATTCCCCGGTTGCATTATTTAATTTTACATCCATAAATCACGCTCCTACGGATGATTGTAAGGAATTCCGCCCTTACTAACTCCGCTTTCTGCATCAAGACTTTTTGCCTTAATATCTCCAACTGTCAAAGTTCCTGAAATATTTACATCTCCGCTAACTGTTAAATTACCATTCAAAACTACATCTCCGTTGATTTCAATACTTCCAGGAATATCGACAGATGTCAAATCAGTAGGAATTAAGATTGGCAAAGCGATAGCATTTGTTAAATTATGCCTTTTGTTTGTATTTGCTGTGCTTACTTCTTTTGTTATATATCCGCTAATATCTCTACTGCAAATTAAAACAGGAACTTTATCCCCTGTTTTAAAATTAATTTTAATATTAATACTCCTGTTTCCTAATTGGCACATTGGAACGTGTAAAATTGGTGGCAATTTAATTTCTCTGAACTCTGCCAACGGCTCTACATCCACAAATCCATTAGGATGTATTTTTGTTATCTCTGCTATCAAAGAAGTGTCGATTTTGCCCAGCATTGCCTTTATATATTCTTCCATTATTTTCTTCTGCCTTTCCCTTTATTTCTTTTTACTTGAGTAACTTTTCCTTTTTTGTTTTCCTCTTTTTCAATCTTTTTAATTTCAGCATTATTTTTCTTAACATCGGATTCATTATTAACAACTCTAACTTTTAAAGTCATTTTGAAATCACTAATATCAGTAATTTCAACAATTTGGCATATAGTAGATATTTCGTTGCTTATCAATTCAATTAAATCACCCTTTTTAAGATAATAAATTAACAGACATTTAACTTCGTAATCGTATTTTATTTCTTCTTTTTTTTCAGATTTCTTAGATTTTTTGCTATCCTTTGAATTTTTAACTCCCCTTTTGTTATCTTTATTCCCTTTATTTGATTTTGGAGTATTATTTTTTGTTTGTTTTGATTTTCCCTTTTGCTTTGCCACCTTTTTTGCTCCCTTTTATTGATTTTTTGCTATTTTTTTTAGACTTTTTGCCACCTTTTTTATTTGATTTGCTTTCTTTTTTCTTTTCCACTTTATAGCTTATTTCTTCAACATTTTGAGGTTTTGGCTCTTCTAAAAGTCCGCTTTGATAACTTAGTTTGATAACTTTTTCAGTATTGATTTCATTGTGGTAAATATAAATAAAGTCATTTTTTGTAGTCATCTGGCTATCGCAATCTTTCACAATTTGACCTATTTCATATAAACCACTTCCCAATATGCTTTCGCCAATGCTATAAACTTTATCATTTTTAAGTTCACATTGCTTAACAGTAAATCCGCATTTATTAGCCAAATCATTAATTATTGTACTTGCTGTAGTGTTTGGGGCATAAGCAGCACTCACTAATTTTTTGAAGTCTGCTGGAACTTCACGGCATTTCAATTTCAAAGTTCCTTTTTCTACTTCTTTTCTAGTAATAATGCCGCTAGCAACTTCTCCTATATCTGTTCCGTATCCAGCTACAAGTCTAACACTATCCTTTAATTTAATTTTTGCGATAGTGGTATTTGTCAACCCTTTTATTTCAATGTCAAACTCATTTGGCTCTTCATCTACAGACTTGTATGTCCATTTTATTTCAACTCCGTTTATAATAGTTGGATCAACTAAATTATAATCCTTTGGAAAAACAAAGTTCAAATCTCCGTCATCTGTTTCAATCTTTAATTCTGTTCTTTCTAAAAATAATTTATTAAGCATCCTCTTCTTCCTCGTTATCCTCTATATCAAAGTATTCTAAAAATACAGTTTCGCAAAAATTTTCAAAAGTAATCGGAACTTCCTTTTTATCAAAGCTAAGAGGTACAATGTAGCAATTCAGAAAATCATTATTAATATTTCCGTTTTCATCTTTTGTCACGAACCAGCCAACAGGTCTACCGTATACAAGTTTTTCGTTTTCGAGCAACATTTCGCCATCTTCATTCATGATATCTAAATAAATTCGGTCGTTCGTCTTAAAATGCTTTATTCTAAGCAAATAAATTTCACTACCACTTTTAAATGTAAATACATAAGGAATTTTATTTTTATCTATTTCTATTCTCATTTCAAAAACCCCTTGTACTCAATATTACTTGTCTTAGTTCCAGCCACTCCTGTCTTTTGTTCATCTTTTAATGTAGTTGATTCAGTATTTAGAATCTCACCTTTTCTCATCAGATAAGCAAACTCCAGAACTTCAAAATCAATTTCAAATTCTAATGTTGTCTGAGTTTTATAGCTTCTCGAAACTTTAGTTATAATCATGTCCTCTATCGTTTCGATCGTGGAAATTGTGCACAATGTTTTCTTTTGCCACAATTCCACAATTTGTTCATAAATACTTTCAGCATTTTTAGTAACCAAATCGCTTAAAATGACAGAAATACTATATTTCCTGTTACCGTGTGAAACATTACTACTTATCAAAGTGCTATCTCTATCCTCAAGCGAATGAGTTTTAACGCTGCTGTCTCTTTCGTCACTTTTTATTTGAACCCATTCGAGTGCTATATCATTAATCTTACATCGTTCAGCTTCTTCAAAAAGTGTAAATCCAAATCTATCTCCGAAAAACTTATTTATCTCAGAAGAGTAAGCTAGAGCGACTCCGTAAACAGTTGCCCCAGCTGTCCCTAAAAAACTATTCAGTCCCATACTAAAACCTGCACTCTTAGCTTTTTTATAAGCCAAATTACCAAAAGCATTGCTTTTTATTTTTTCTTTTGTCGCATTCAAACTGCTAAAATCCATCGCCTAACCTCCCATCGCTATGAATTTCTCTTCAAAAAATCTTCTCATTATTTCTTCCACTTTTCTAGCTAAATCCTTACTATCTCCACCAGAATTTTCAATAACAATCGTTGGAGAAAATGTATACTGGTTATTTCCGCCATTGCTTTTCCCTGAAGAAGAAGAACTAGAATTCTTATTAATTAATGATTTTGATGAACCGCCAAACTGATCTCTCATCATCCTTCTAGTTGATTCTGCCGTAGATATTCTTGTACCTTGAGGTAAATTCATAGTCATTTCTTCGTTAGCCAAAAATTGTTGACCGCTCGGCAACCTAATCATTTCTGCTCCCTTTTCTGCAACAGTAACTGGTCCACCTTCCCAAGATTTATCCCCTATATATCTACCTTTTCCACCGCCTAAAAATCCTAACCAAGACGGCGGTTTTACTTTAAACATTCCGGCGATTTTGCCAGCGATTTCACTTACTTTTCCAGCCAATCCATCAAAAAAGCCTTTAATTGCATTAATTACTCCTTGTGCAATACTTTTTGCTTTATTAAATCCTTGAGTAAAAAAAGTTGCAATCCTATTAACGACAGCACCAATTGAATTTATAACTCCTGAAATAACAGCTAATATTGCTCCCATAATGCTAGCAACTACACCTATTATTGCTGAAAATACTCCGACTACAGCTCCAACTATTCCAGCAAAAACACCAATTACAACTTGAGCAACTGGAACTATTGCTGATATTAATACTGCTCCTATTTGTAACACAATACTGATAATAGGCATTAAAGCTGTTCCAATTTGAATTACCAAATTAACGATTACGGCAAGCGTTTGTAAGATTGGAGCGAATGTTGGTGCTAGCATAGTTACAATTTGCATAAATCCACTAAAAGCCATACTAAGCATATTCCCAATACTTCCTAAATCAAGCGAACTCCAAAACGAGTTAAAGGCATTCATAATGTCTCCAAATATTTGACTTATTTGTCCGAAATTGATTCCACTTATCATTTGCCCAACTACTTCTGCAACTTTTCCAGCAAGAGAAATAATGCCGTTTAATGCTCCTGCGATTCCATTTGTAAGACCTTCTCCACCAATTCCGCTAAATGCTTGAGATATGGCTTGCCCTATGCCTTTTAAAGGTTCTAACAACGGAGCAAAATTTAATTTCCCAAAAATATTTAATATTCCGTCCAATGCTCCGTTAGCCATTCCAGCAAATCCAGTAAATGCCCCTTGTAAATCTTGAGCCATTTTTTGCCCCATAGGAGTATTTAACAACTGATTTACTTTAGTAAGTAATCCATCCATAGCTTGCTGTCCTGCGTTCTGTGCTTGTTGCCAAACTTTACCAAAAGTTAATGGCATTTGATTATATTTTGCTTCTATATCATCAGCACTTCCTAAAACAGCCTTTTTAATTACATCGGATGTAATTTTACCTTCTGAACCCAATTTTTTAAGCTGTGCCATAGACACTCCCATACTTTCAGCTATTTTTTGAGCTAAAATTGGAGCATTTTCCATTACCGAACGGAACTCATCACCTTGCAACTTACCAGATGTCATAGCTTGATTTAACTGATACATTGCAGCACTCGCTTCTCCTGCTGAGGTTCCCGATACTTTAAAGGCTTTATCTAACGTACTTGTAAATTTTACGGCTTCTGCATCATTAAATAATCCTTTTGTCAGCATTTTTAACTTAGCGATTGAATCAAGTTGTTGTCCGTAATCTGCCCCGCTCTGTTGAGATGCAACAAATGTTTTTTGTTTCAATCCAGCAACGTCATTTGTTACCATTCCAAGCCTTGAATTTCTAAGTGAATTTTCATCAGATGCTTTGGCTATCCCTGCAAAGCTAAGTCCACCAGTAAGTCCACCAATCATACTGCTAATCATTCCAAATTTACTTAATTTTCTGAAAATGCTGGAAATTTTATTTCCTATTTCTTTTAATTTAGATCCAAATTTTTTTAAACTTTCTCCTTTAAATGCTTTTTTTATTTTGTCTCCTAGCTTTGGGAATAGATTTCCTAAAGAACTACCGATACCTCTCAAGCCGTTGAATTTATCACGGATTGAATCTAAGCCTGTAGCGGCTCTTTTACCAATTAACGGTATTTTTTCAACTCCATTTATTAAACTATTAGTAAGATTTTCAAACTTAAAATTTTGAATTTTGCTTTGTAATTGCGATACGCTAGGAATCAAGCTAGCCATTTTTGATTTTAATTTTTCAAATCCCGAACCACCAACTTTATTTCCCAATTTTGACAATTTTTCTTCAACTTTGGTTGCAGCTGGCAGTAAAGATTGCATTTTTGATTTTAATTTGTTCAAAGGACTGTCTTCGGATTTTATTTTCATCAATATTTCTAATTTATTTCCACCAGCCATTTTATCCCTCCTTTTCCTCAAAATCCATTATTGCTCTACACCATTGGAAAAACCTAACATCATCCATATCCAAAACAATGTTAGGGTCTTTTATTTTCCTTTTTATGATAAATTCCCATTTCATTTTAATCATAGGGTCATTGTATTGCTCCTCTGCTATTTCAAGGTCATGTTCAATTTTCTCTTCTTGTTCTCTTTGGGCTTACCCATATAATCAATAATAGCCACAACTAATTCAAATAATGCTTCCTCATCGTATTCAAAAAAATTAATTTTTCTCGCCTCATTCGGTTTTTCAACCATTTTAGGCAATACAGTTGTTGCAAACAATGTGACATCCTTATCTGTCAAGAATTTTGTCAGAGCATTTGTGTAAATCTGATAATTTTGAGGTTTAGTCAATCTGAAATCAAATTCCTTTAACGTTCCTTCTGCATCCACATATATCTCTTGCCCTTTAATATTTAATCTTCCTAGATTATCAATAAACACATTGTTTTCTTGTTCTTTTTCTTCTATTTTTTCTTTATTTGTCATTTTCTAATTCCTCCTAAACTTTTTCATCATATTTCGCACATTGAATTGTGTATTCAATGTCAACATCTTTTGTATTGTTTTTTCTTTCTCCGCCTTTTTGGATAGAAACACCTTGTCCGTTTCCAACAATTTTATTCATTCCTGTATTGTCTATATATGTCAAAGTCCCTAAAACTCCATTTGGATTTGCATTACATTTTGTTAAAAATATGTCGTCATCAGAGCCTTTTACCGTTGTTAATTTAATTTCTCTTTTTGTAACTCTAGTCTGAATTGTCGGAACATTCCCTTTTATATCAGGGTCGCCCATTGTATGACTATCCTCTGTTGGATTGTTCTGTATTTCTTTAGCTTCCTTAATCATATACGTTCCTATTACTGGAAACGTAATAATTAAATCCACTTTGCTCAAATCAATTGACTTTTCTAAAAAATTATTTCCCATTTTCTACCTCCTTATGCCGTTAATGGTTCGTCGTGCCAAACCAATACAACTTCAATTTTTTCTATTTCCGTGCTAATTGTGAAATCAATTTTTACATTTCTAAGTGTACGATTGATGTAATCGTCTACAGTCAATCCTGTCTGTGCCGAAGTGTCTTCAATGCTTGGGACTGTAACTTTAAACAAGTATTCGCCGCTGTTATTCTTAGCAACTGCTCCTTGTTTCCCCATTGCCAGCATTACTCTATTCAATAATGCCTCAACCTTTGGAATACCTTCGCCGTCCATTGTTGTGTTCTTTTCTTCAATCAACATTCTTGAAAGATTTGTTTCGATGTTATGCACGATAGCATCTATCTTAATTGTTTGGTCTGCATGTCTAACACCATCAGCACACCAAGAACCACTTGTCACAGCGTTATATCCAACAAAACTTCTAGTGTAATTAATATTCCCTTTCTCGTTATTGCTTTCTTCTGTCAAAGTCTTAGCCGACGGATCTACTCCTAATATTCTTCTGTCGCTCCAACGTCCATTAATTCCTTGAGCAAATGTATAAGCTGGCAATCCAAATATATCCAAGTTTTCGCCTTCAGCTTTTCCTGCCATAAAATATATTCTTACACTTTCTTTTAAATTATTGTTTTCTGCCGTTGAGTTAGCCACAACTGCAAATTTAACATTTCTAGTCAGCCATTTGGCTAATGTCTTTGTAAATTCCTCGTCATAGAAATCGACTACAACTCCATAAAAATCTCCAGTTGGCAAACTATCTAAAAATTCTTCATTTGGCGTTGCTTTGCTTGTGCAATACCAAACATCTGGCTGGATTACATTTCCGTCACTATCCTCTTGTGACAAAAACGTTTCCACACCTTTGTACATTTTAGAATTAGCTCCAAAATCTGTTTTAACATCATCCAATTTTGTGTATTTCTTATAAGGTTTATCTTCCTCTTTAGTTATAAATAAGACTTTCCCAAAATCGCCTAGCAATAAAGGTTTTGTTGGTCTTATTACTGTTACTTTTATTTTCTTAGCCATTATTTACCTCCGTTCTTACTTCTACATCTTTTATTAAATCTCTTACTCTTTCACTTGATTCTCGCCAGTTCATTTCTACATCAAAACTAAATCTATAAATATACTGACTGCCCTCAAGGAAAGTTAAATCTTTTATTTCTATATCATCATCGCTTAACCCAAATCCATTCCTAACTAAGTCGTGTCTTTTCTTAAATACTATAACCTCAAGCAATTCACTAGCCATTTCTTCTGCTCTTGCCTGTGTTGGAGCATAAAAATCAAATTGTAAATAAGCGATAACTAATCTCAAAGCCTTTTCCTTAATCTGCGTATCTGTTGTTTCAACAGTTCTATATGCACTGTATGCAGACTTGTTAAGACTTAGTGTATGCATTACAGCGCATTCTACTGGCTTTTTAGCTACATAATTATCACGAATAACTTGGAAATTCACGAAACTGGCTAACAATTTTCTCAATACTTCATTTTTCATTCTTGCACCCTTTCAATATAATAAATTCTAAGCTCATCGTGTTTCATATAGTTCTTTGCCGTTGTTACGATATAGTTATTTCCCTCAAATTCAATTGTATTTTTCAAGTCGATGTCAATATAGCAATATATTTTCTTGCTATCCAAAGTAATTTGAATACCTTGTTCTGTAAGCATTTTTATATCCTGTCTATTAAGATTGAATACAGCCCCCTCAAATTCTTTACTTTCATCGACTTCAACCAGTTCCGAATTAATCCATTCGCTTGTTCTTTTTGATATTTTGCACTTGCTGAAAAATCTTTTTGGAATAAATGTTTTGTGTGCCATTTTATACCCCCACGATTTCGTAATCTATTGAATGAAATAAAGAATGTGTATCAATAAGCGGTGTGCTTTGTCCCTTAGCCTTTACAGTTTTGGGGTCATTTGCTGCAAAATTACCACTCATTATTGTTTTCTTTATTTTCTGAACTACAAAAGTTCCTAAATTTTCATAAGCCTGTTGTCCTGTCATTCCACCTTGAATAACTTGTTCAACTTGCTTTTTTATATATTCTTTTATTTCATTTTGTGCTTTATCAGTACCTACTGACAATCTAAAAAAAGGTCTAGCCGGCATTTTACTTGTTCCGTATTCGTTGAATATCGCATACTCTTGAACATCCGTATTACTTTTCAAACTTCCACCACTCCAAAGCACTCCAACTTTAACAGCATGAGAATTCAAATACTTCAGTTCCTTATCCAGTTTTTCTAACGCTTCTAATTCATATACAATTTCAGCCATATATCCGCCTCACAATACTCTCAATTTTTTCTCTTTTGTTGCTTGTGAAATCCACGAATGAATAAGAAATATCATCAATCTTATAAGTTTTATACTTGCTAGCCTCTTCATCCATACTGTTAATAAAATCATTTACAAGCATACATATTTCATATTTTAACCAATCAGGCAGTTCATAGTATCCAGCCTTATAAGTTACTTCAATTTCTTTTTCTTTTGTATTGCAAGGACAATTACTAAAATTAACAAACTCAATATAATTCCCACGACTTTTATATTCATCATCAGAATTAATACTTACAATTTCAACAACTGGACGTTTGTTTAAGTAAATCCGCTTATTATAATCATAATCCTCTGTGAGTGTTTCAACTTCTAATTTATATCCAGTTATATTTTCAATCTGACTAATTGCAACACCAAGCAAGGTTTCAACCCTAGCCAATTCTTCATCAGCTAAGGTTGTACCTGTTATTTTTTCGTAGTCATTTACTGTTATCAGCATTCAAACCACCTCTATTTTACTTTTAACGGTTTAAAAGCATTTGGTCTTAACACTTTTCCTCCGATTCTTATTCTTGTATAAATTTCTGTAATTCCTTCATTTACTTTTCTGTTTGTTTCTTGTTCAAAATCATTCTTTATGTAGTATCCGTAACCTTTTTTGAAGTCACAGAATATTGCAGGGAATTTTCCAGTTGCTATATCATCTAAAAACTCATCAACAACCACTTCATAACCATTGAATACCATTGTTGCACCGTTATGGATTGTACTCCACAATTGTCTATCCGTTGTATCTTTCCATAATTTCATTTCTTCATACATTTTTAGAGAGACATAGTATTTGGCATTTTTTCTATATTGTTTTTTCATTCCTGTTTCAAGTTTCACCATATCTTCCCAAGTTACTTTTCCAGCTGCAGCAGATGTTATAGCGTTAGCTTTTACATCTGTATTTGTCATAAATCCCTCAATAAACTGATCCGCTGTTTCATTATATGTTCCGTTTATTGTTAAATCGCTCAATGTTATTCCGAAATCTTCTGCAACTGCTTCTTTAATTTCACCGACTAAATCAGCGAACGCATCCTCTCTGGCTTCGTCTGTTAAAGGATATGGAACTTGTCTTTTTCCTGCTTTTATATCAATGTATGTGTAACTTATTTCTCCACTTTGAGTATTCCCAACTCCTTCTTTTACAGCTTGGTTTTTAGGAGTTATTTCATTCCTAATTGGTACTCTTCTATAAGATTCCTTACCTGTGTAAATTCTTGCATTAAACAAAAACGGAGAATTTTCTTTTATTTCTTTTAAAATTTCTCTTTCTAAGGCACTTGGAATTAATACGGCAACTTGTGTACTAGATATTGCTTTTGCAACCCTTAAATTTCCAGCTTCTCCAGTTCTTAGAAATTTTTGCAACGCTTCAGTTTCTTTTTTCTCTTCTGTTTCAGGACTAGGCACACCTTTTTTCATAACTTCATCTAATGCTTTGCCCATATTTTCAAGCTCTTCATTAGCCTTGTTGATTTTGCCTTCCAGCTCCTCATTCTTTTTCAACGCTGCTGCTAAATCTTCATTAGCTTTTTTAATATCCTCTGTATTCTGTTTCATTCCTTTTTCAAAATCTTCGATATTTTTTGGCATATTATCATCTC